ATCAGAATGCCCCCGTAGTCGAGTGCCGACTGATAGTCGTATTGGAAATTTGGAGGATTGGGTGAGCTGGGACCGAATCGCCAATTGAACGTCGAGAATGTGGCCACGCCCGCCCCGGACATCCAGCCACCGAGGCCGATGTTTCCGCGCCATTCGCCCGACAACAGACTCCCGTTGAACTGCGTCGATGGCGTGCGTATCGCACCCACCCCGATGCGTCCGCCACCAGGCGAGAACGAAGCGGAAAAGCTCGTCGCCGCGCCGTAGTCGTACTGCCCGTAATCTGGGCCCGCGCCGATCACGTTCCCCGCGATCACCTGCTTGATCAGTGGGTATCGCATGCTCGACGTCGCAACCGGCTGCCCTGCCGAGTTGTAGACAACGAGCAGTTCGGAGCCGTCAATCAAGACATCCGACGAAAACACAAAACAATTGATCGACACTGGCGAAAGCGCCATGACGCGCGTCACCCACGAGTTGCCTCCCGTATTCGTCGTCGAAATGACCACGACGGGGATGCCATTCGTGTTCTCCATGACGAAAAGCGGATTGGTCGCGGAATAGGCAATGTCCGCTACGTAGCACGTGGCATACACGTCACCCGCTCCCGAGGCACCGAGGTACAGGCTCTGCTGAACCAAGGTCGCCACGCCCTTTTTGGAGAGGCAGTAGTTCGTCGACTCGCCGTCGATCTGGAACACGCCGGCGTCGCTAATCGACTGAAACCCGTATGTCATCAGCGAACTCCAAAGACGATATATCCCGCCATGGTCACCTGCGTGCCCTGGGGAGCCGGGTAATACCAGGAGAGCGTGTTGCCTGAGACCGAGATTCGGGGAAACCTGCGGTACGCGCGCACGTCGTAAAACAGTTGCTGAAGGTGAAACGACGCGAATGGCTCGCCGGTCAGCAATCCGTCGTTTTGAAGGCTGCCACTCGTGCCGTTGATATACACGGATCCAAGCACGCGCCCGACTCGACTGAAAGGATTGAGGATCTCATTTCCCGCCGGATCGAATAGCTGGAGCCCGGCGACCATTAGAGCAACCCCAGGCGCACGCGCAGCACGTTGTTCGCGTCATAGACGCTGATTCCGTTGGGCGAGAGAACAACACGTCCCTGCCCGCTGGCCCCGCCGTTCATATACAGCGTTCCCGACTTGTCCAGGCGCCACCCGCTCACTCCGGCCTGATAGTTGTTGGACTGGATGTAGTCGCCGATCATGGCATTGGTGATCCAGCCGTTGCCGATGAATGCCTGGCTGATGAACGTCTGGCCGTTCTGGATCACGAAGGGCGTGCTCACCTGATCGTTCGCCGTGTTGAGAAAGGCGAATCGATCTGCGAGAAACAGGATCTGCGACTGCACCGGCCCCGTCTCATTGCTGACGCCGATGCCGATCCCCGCGCCGTAATACTTCCCGCCGGACGTCACGCCCACCTTCATCTGGTACGAAGCAGACACTTTGCCGTCCAGGCTGGCCAGCGCCTGGGCATTCGTCTGCACAAGCGCTGTGTTCTCGCCGACGGTCGCCTGCAGCGTCGTCACCTGCTGAGCGACTGCTCGATCGCCATCCTGGATCAGCGATTGCACCGACAGGATGCCGGCGTAGATGTTTACCGAGCCGGCATAGTCTTCCTCGCTGCCGGCGAACGGCGGCTGGATCGTAGCAATCGTTTCAAGGAGATCCTGGGAAAGCTGCGTCTCGCCGATTTTCCCGTTCAGATAATCGAGAATGTCGTCGGCATTTGCACTTGCCTGCCCCATCACACCGTTGGTCGCCGGATACCACGACCCGACGTTGCCCGATTTGTCGATCAGGCGCGCCCAGAAAAAGAAGGTCGCGCCCGCGGCAAGCCCCATCATCGTGTGGGTGTTCTGCGGGAACGCGAAGTCAGCGAGCTTGATCGCGCTGGCACGGTCGTCAGTTTGGCTGTACCAGACCTCGGTTCGCTCTACGTCGAGCGGACCAGTAGGAAATCCCCAGTTGATCTGAATGCCGAAGACGATCCCGGTGGCCAGCAAGCTCGTCACCGTCGGTGGCGGTGACGTCTTCCCGCTCAGGACGGTCTCCGGCGAATATGCCGGGATGGACGGCACGTCGAGCGCGTTCAACGCGGTCACCCGCGCTACATACGTTCCGGCATACAGGTTCGGCACTTCAAGGCTCTGCGAGCCGGTACGGCCGGCCTTCACCCATTCGCCGTTGTCGCGGCGCCACTCAACCTCGTAGGCGATAGCCTTGTCGGCCGGCATCCATTTGATGACGCCAGTTGTTGAGGCTATGCCCTGCGCGATCACCGAGTACGAGTCCCACGCTACGTCCTTCGCTGGCGGCTGCACCGAGGGCGGAATGACGCTGATGGGACGCTGCTGGAGGCGCGTGCCGCTATCGATGGCCGCATACTTGTCCGGGTTATGTTGGATCGCGGAAACGTCCCACTGCAGCCCGTCGCCCTGTGAAATGCTGAGCACCCGAAACAGCTGCGTCTTCAGTTGAGCGCTTTCCGCAACCCAAACGGCCTGCGGCTGCACGGCCTCGGTCCAGTTCGCAGTCACCGTTACGGCGTTTCCCTCCACGGATTGAACCGTTCGAGTCTGCCTGGCGCCACTCGGGAGGATTACCGTCAGCGTGTCGCCGACGGCGATCTGCTCGACCTTGTCGAGAACGACCGTCGACCCAGCAGCAGACCTGACGCGGCCACCGATCCGGCGGCCAGCGCGCGATGCGTCTGCGACGCTCACCACGCTGCCTGGCGACACCATCGCCTCCTCGAGGCCCACGGAGAATGAAACCGACTCCGTCTCAAGGCGGCTGCTCAGCAGCGTCCAATGCCCGACGCGTTGGGCCTGCCCTTGGCTGGTGCAGCCAAACGCCGTCGTTTCCGTCTGCTGAACGCCATAGCGCGAGATGCCGTCCTGGTCTTCGACGTACTCGACCTTCGCCTTGTAGAAGTCTCTTGGATCATTCCACGTCACGAGAGCGACAGTCTTCCGCGCCTTCCAGCTCGTGCCGGTGTAAGTGAACTTCCCGTTGATGACGTTCGCGTTGGTGAAGCTGTAGACCGGATCTCCGGGCATATCGGCCACAGCCACGACGTTGCCGTTTGCCCAGTAGGCCATGCCGCGGAATATGGTCGCCAGATCCTGCAGGACTTTGTAGGCGTCGGCTCGCGATTGCAGGTAGCAATTGCAGGCAAAGCGAGGCTCTCGCCCGCCATTGCCGTCGTCGACCAGTTCGTCGCAATACTGGCCGATCTGATAGAGCGACCACTTGTCGACCTGAGCAGCATTCACGCGGTGGCCCAGGCCGTATCGCGGATGAAGCACCAGGTCATAAAATACCCACGCGGGATTGTCCGACCATGCCGACTTGAACGTACCGTCCCACGCGCCACTATAGGAGCGCGAGGCGGGGTCGTAGTTTGACGGGACACGAATGATGCGCCCCTTCATGTCAAAAGACCGAGTCGGAATGCTCTTGAACTGCTGGGCGTCGACTTGAATCCCGACGAGCGCCGTATTCGGATATCGGAGCTTCGCGTCGATAATTTCCGCAATGCTCTCGATGTTCGTCGTATCGGCTATCGTGCTGCTGTTTGCGTTCGGCGTGACACGGCGCACTCGAATCGTCCAGCCCGACGAAGATGCCGGAAGATTGATTCGGTGGCTCCGCTCATAGGTCGACGTCGTTTTGCCATCGAACGCAGACGAAAGCACCTCTTGGAACGCCCCACCACTGGTCGCGAGATCAATCGCATATTCGACCCGGTAGCCGGTGATGTCGCCGTTACTCGTATTGGCTTGAGACAACGCAGGCACGGCCATCGTGATCCGGACTGCGGACAACTGCGTATTGCTGATCGCGCGGACCCAGGGCACCGCCGATGTCAGGGTAACGCCGACCGTCGCTTCGCTCTCGACCGCTGGGAATCCGGGGATGTATGCCTGGTCTTGTGTGCCGGTACGAACGTCGACGCTTACATTCTGGAAATTCGCCGTGCCGTCGGGGTTCAGGATTGGCGTGCTATCGAGATAGACACTTTGCAGGCCGTTGACCAGCCCCACCACATCGCCCTCGGAGACGGCGTCCAATACCTTCGCGTACGCGATCGAGTGCAGGCTATCTGGGCTCTCAGTAGGCGTACGGCTATCGCCGCCCCCTTTGCCGCCTCCGCCGCCATAACCGATGATGTATTTCATGCGCCTCAGAAATGCGAAGCCCCGCTCGAGGCGGGGCTACTGGTCAATGTGCGAAAACAAATTCATGGTGCGTTACCACCAACGTACGGCATAGATCACGGCCGCCGCCGAGATACCCACCGCGAGAACAAGTGCGGCATTCGCCAAGCGGCGCCCCACAATTCCTGCGTCATTTGCACTCATCTTTCCGTCCACCTTGACCTGATGTTTCGGCGTATACTTGAACAAGTTTCTTCCTTCTGGGCGTACAGAGGGTGGAATACAGAAAGCCCCGGCTGCTGCTAACAGACCGGGGCTTTCGCTTTATTTCGGGGCTGTTGCTTGCAGTCAACTATCGCAAGAACCCTGCCGCAGGGAAATCCAATCTTGTTGTGTAGAGCGTTCCTACAACATCACGCCTGGTCTTCGGCGTAGATGCCAGCAGAAACCACAGCGCCGCCGACGATCATTCGGCCGTACAGCACAGGGACAGGGTTGCCCTGCGCTTGGGTATTCACGGGACCGTTGAAGTTGTAATTCGCACCGTTGTCAGGGCTGTCTTTCACAGAAAGTCCAGTCGGCTGCGGCGATAGCAATTGAACGACACCTCCAAGAGCCATCGAAGCACCCATAAGGCCAAGAGAACCGGCGGAAAAAAGCCCCTTCGCTGCAAGGAACGACGGATTCCAGAATGCCAAGCCGAGGAGCGCTGCCCCAAGAACCAGTTGAAACAGGCCACCGCGCTTAGCGCCAGCAATGATCGGGGCAATCCTGATATCGTCGTTGCCCGGAGGAAGCACCAGTTCATCTTCACGTAGATTGCGCGCGCCGACGAAAACCGCATATGCCACACCTTGCTCCTTGCTTTCCCACAAGTGACGCTCGAATCCCTTTAATTGACATGCCAGTGCGCGAATAGCCTCCGCGGGCGAAGAAACGGCCAAGCGGAACGATCTCCCAAACTTCGCACCGAGCTTTCCATACAGCCTGACCGTTCTCACCTTTTCCATTGTGGCGCCCATAAAAAAACCCGCCTAAGCGGGTCAAGGTTAAGTTTTGAGGCACTGCCTGACTTCGGAGCGCAATCGGTCTTCCGGCATATGGGGGAACCAGATCCCAGCGCTTCGCAAGGTTACCTGCGTGCCATCAGCAGTCTTCGATAGTGATACGAGATACGCGTAACCGAATTCGCCGAGCGTGGATGTACGCCCCACAGCGATCTCAGACACGGCGCCGGCAGGGTATGTGGTGACGTTCGCCTCGGAGCCGAGACGATCAGCCAAACATGCCTGAACCTCATTGATGGGCGCGGGGCCCTTGAACACTTCCGCTCGCTGCGCGCGGATTTGCTGCCCCGACATTCCAGTCGTGCATCCAGCCAAAATGAGCGAAAGCCCCAGACCCAATGCCAACGTAGTGCGAAACATATTTGACTCCGTCAGTTGACTCACGACGAGAGTCTAAACCATCAGGGCTTTATGCCTCAGAACGCAGCGGGTGATCTCCCGCCAATACCCGCCGTACACTTCCCGCGTTGAAAGCCGGCCGTGCATGTG